AAACTGGTGGCGGGAGGATTTGCGGGGATGCGGACGCGGGAGGTTTTTGCGGTGAGCTTTTCGGCGATCGATTGGGAATACGAGGAGATCACCATCCGCACCGAGGATTCGAAGCAGGGCGAGGCGGCGCGGCCTCGGAACATCACGATCCAGCCGGCCTTCAAGCGCCACATGCCGCCGGGGGAGGGCCTGCTAGTCGAGGGGTGGAGCAAAAAGAAATGGGATCCGCTGGTGAAGGAGGCGTGCCGCTTGATTGGCGTCGAGCCCGTGGAGGGCAAACTGAAATGGCCGAATAATTGCCTGCGGCATTCGTTCGCCAGCTACCACCTGGCGCACTTCCGCGATGCGGCGAAGACGGCCTTTGAGATGGGCCACGAATCGCCCAAACTGCTTTACCAGACCTACGGAAACTGCGTGACTCGCCGCGAGGCGGAGCAGTGGTGGGCGGTGTGATAGCAGAAAAGTCACACTGCTTTTTGGTGTGACTTTTTTGCAGCAGAATTTGACATGGTTTATGTGGTTGTCATATTGAAGATGCGCTCTGAAGGTCAGAAAACCCGGCAGTCTGCCGCAATCCCGATCACTCGGGCTTCGCGATGGAGGATGCAGTCGGCCCTCCCTGAGCGCCTTTTCTTACGGTTTCAACAATCTCTGCAGTCGCCCCTAATCTGGCGCTCTTGATTACGGTTTCTTTTGTTTTTTGATTTTCACCAATAAACCCCATGCGAGATAGCTCATCGCGCATGTTGAGCATGGTTTGGATGTGCTTGTGCTTACTTCCAGTGATTTTGGTTTTTCGGCTATGAAACAGGCTGTGAACTAAATCAGCAACTTCATCAGCAGGCATTCCGTCTTGAACCATGCGTTTGTCATACAATTTTTTGACAACATTCTTTGGAATCACCAAATCCCTGTTGGTCAAAACATCTACTCCAAGGTCGGCGCGAATTGAATTGATCTTGTCGAATTTAGATTTTGAGAGAGTTCCAAAATTGATGTCGGCGAAATTTTGATCCTGCAAAGCCTGCGCCAGATTTTGCTGATACTGTGTTCTGTCAGGCATTGCTTGTCCTGGCAGGTCTTGTGACAAGTCCGGCATGGGGGCTGGCTTGTCGGGGAGAGCGTTGCCTGCGGCTTTGGGGTAGTCGAATTGGTAGCCTGTGCGGCCGGATTTAGTGGAGTCGTTAATGCGGTCGAGGCGGAATCTTTCAATGGCGCTACCGCTGCCGTAGCGGCCGTTGTAGGGGTTGCGGGAGCGGTTTTCGTTTGTGGCGATACCGATGAGGGCGTTGAGGACATCCTTTTTCTCGACGGCGCTTCCGCCGAGGCCGGACTCGCCAGGGAGGTTGTTGCGGTGGTTGTCGAGCAGCTTCTTGAATGTGGGCTCGATGTTGTCCCATTTGTTATCGAAGAGTCGGGCGATGGGTTCGTCGCCATCGGCAACAGCGCGGTTGAAGCGGTTGCGGAATTTTGTGACATCGAGGACTTCGGCAAGGATGTTGTTTTGTTTAGATACGAACCACTGGAACGGCACGACCTCGCGGTCGATGCGGGCGGTGTTGCCGAGGTCTTTGACGCGAACAGCGCCAGTGTCGGAGCGGGTGAGGAGGGCAAAATAGCTTGTGTTAAGCGTCTCACCGGAGTCCATGGCTTCCTCGAAGACGCGGGCAAAATCGCGGATGTGGCGGCCAAAGGAATTTGAGAAAAAGAAATTCTGTGGCAAGCGGCGGCCGAATACCTCAGTCCTTCCGTCCGTGCGTTTTTTCAAACTGACGGTGGGGTCTGCCGGGGAGTTGAGTTTTTTGGTTTTGAAAAGATTCCCTACCTGCTCGGAGCGGAGTTTTTGCTCGGCGTTGAGTTCACTTTGTTCTTTGGCGCGTGTGTTGCCGGTGGGGTCTGTGACTTGAAAGAGGTTTTCCTGCCCTCCTTGGTCGTTGGCGTGGTTTTTGACGAGGCCGGTGTTGGCGATGTCTTGGGCGCGACCGCTCGGGGCGATGCGAGCGCCGCGTGGTTTAGACTGCTCTGGGGCAAGAGTGTAATTTTTCCAGTTTTTGGAGTAGGTCTCCAGTTGCTTCATCACCTGGGGATCAGCGGCGAGGACGGGGTTTTCGTTAAAGAGTCTGGCTGGGGTGTCGAGGGGCTTGCCGGTCTGTGGATCGATGCGGACGCCTGCGGCCATGAGTCCTCGGGCTTGGGCACCCAGGATGCCTTCGGCGAATGTGAGGAAATTGCCGCCGGCGGGGTTGGCTCGGCGGATGGAGGACCAATCCATGGTCTCGGAGTTTGTGGCGAATGTCTCGGCGAAGATTTCGTCGCGGGCCCAATCCATGGTGGTGATGTCGCCGCGAACTAGACCGTCCTGCCCAAGGCTTTCTATCTCGGCGGCGAGCATGTCGGGAGTGATGTCGATGGGCTTCGGTTGCTTGCCCTCGGCGCGGGCGGCGGCATCGGCGCGGGCTTGGATGAGGGTGCGGGCGTATTCTTCGCCGCGAGCTTTGATGCCATCTTCGCCGTAGGTTTTATCTACCCAAGCACGGGCTGCAACTTTCTGTGGGTTATCCAGTCCGCCAGCGGTGATGAGGTGGCCGATTTCGTGCGGGAGTGGGTTGCGGTTGGTGGCGTCGAGATTCATGTAGATGATGGGCTTTCCACCATCTGGGACTATTTGAACGAAGTAGCCTGCCGTGCCTTTCTTGTTTGGCGAGACCATGTCTTTCTGGCCGTTGACGCGGCGATTGTCGTTGTAATCGGCGTTGTTGAGCGGGACGAAATCAAAGCCGTTGCGGTAGTAGCCTTGAAGAGCGGCGAGGTCGGCGAGTCCCTGCATGTCGCGGGTTTTGACGAGGTGATTGACATCGCCGCCGACAAGTTCCACATCGACGAGCATGCGGCCAATGTCAGAGACGGCTTGGCGGTAGCGGCGGTCGCGCACTCCGGCGACACGCTCAAATGCGGCACCTCCGGCACCGAAGGCGAGGCCCGATCCGATGGCGGCAGCAGCTCCTTCTTCGTCGCCGGCATTTGCTGACATGTATGCGAAGGGGGCGTTGACGATGGCTCCTTTGGCAGAGCCTTTGGCGAGTGCGGCGGTGTTGCGGACGGCTTGGACAACGAGGGGATTTGAAAGGCGATCTGCTACAGCGCGAGTGGTGGGGCCGAAGGCAGGGTTGGCAGCGATGCGGGCAGGAGTGCTTTCCAGAGGGATGAAGTTGGATGGGCGCTCCAATACTTCGCGGACTGCGGTAGGGACTGCGGGATTGGCTGCGACGGCAAGTCGGGCGACTTGGTCAAGGCCGTTGGTGGCATCGGCAGATTCGCGAAGGATGGTCTTGCCTGCGCGGGAGCCGGTTTCAATGCGGCGAAGGACGAAAAGGCCACTTTTATAGAGGCCGTAGGAACCGGCTATCGCGGCAGAGACAAATGGGTCGCCTCCCGCCATTGTGTTTCCTGCTCCTCCCAATGCTGGGATGACAGATTTTTTGGCAACATCTTTGGTGGCCTCGATTCCTTTCTGCCATGTGCTGAGTTCCACCCCAGTCTGGTCGGAGACGGTTTTGGCGAAGCGGTCTAAAAGAGCATCATTGGCGCGAACGATGCCGCCGCTGGCTTTTTCCAGACCACTGAGCATTTTGGCGCTGGCGTTTTTCCCAAAAGCTGAAAGGCCCCATCGTGTGCCTGCGGAAGCAACAGGACCTATAGCTAATGGGTCTACTGCGGTGGCCCCCACCTGCGCTTGCGATTGGATGGGCTTTTCCGCTTGGTTGCGCCCGGTGAGAAGCATGGTGATGAACTCGGTGGGTGCGGTGGTATTGTTTAGCGCATCATCCTCGAGTTTCTGTGTCTGCCGGCGTTGGACGAAGCGGTCGTAGTCGAACTGCTGGAGTTCTTGTTCGTTGATAGGGCGCACGGTTTGCCCGCGGGCGGCATAATGCTCGGCGATGACATCGGCAGGGGGAAGGCGAAGCTGGGAACTATTGGCAAGCAGTTCGCCTGTTTCGTTCACGACATATTCTGGGCGTTCGTTCCAATCGGCATCGATCATCTGGCCGAGATATTGAAGGGTGGCGCCTGCGAGCTTGCCAGCGGAGACCATGGTGGCTGGTGAGCGGGCGAGAGTTTCGGCGGGAGCGAGGCGCCATGTGCCTTGCTGCATGCGGTCAATAGTTTCGCCTGGTCGGGTGATGGAGCCATCCGCATCGATGGCGGTGTTGTAGATGAAGTCGCTGGCGAGGACGACGAGGCCGCCTACGGCATTGCCGATCATCTCAAGGTTGCCGGGTTTTTTGATTTTGCCCTCGTCAATGAGGCGCTTTTCAACAGCGGTCAAATCCTGCCACTCCTCAAAGGAAGGAGTGTATTGGGGATTGTGCAGCATTCCTTTGACGACCTCTACATCGGGATCGATGGAAAGATATTCTTCGGGGGTGAGCTTGGTGGTGTCGATGGTCTTGAGAAAGTCGTTGCCGTAGCTGGAGCGGCCGTTTGGGAGCTTGACGGCGCGGGGGGTGGGAGTGGTGGCGAGGGCGTTGTCGAGCCATGCCTCGGCATCCATGCGTGAATCTTCGCTAGAAGGAAGTGCCCCCTCCCCGGTGATCAGGTCGGGTGATCCTGTCTGTTCAGGCGCTCCACTTGCGGCGGCTGGGGCCGTAGAGGCAGATGGGGGAATGGGGGGGTCCTGCACCGGCAGCTCGGCGGCTGCTAGGGCGTCGAGTTCGTCCGAGGTCATTTCTTTATTGGAAACAACCGGTGGCTTTGTGGCGGCGAGTTGCTGGTCCAACCAAGCGTCTGCGTCGAGGAGATCGCTCATCGGAATTGGTTGCCAAATTGGGTGCGGAGAATGGCGGCGGCTTCTTCGCGGGAAAGTTGGCCGGAGTTGGTGGCTTGGATGACCTCTTCCTTGCTACGGAATTGCGGCTGGGGTTGCGGGGCTGCGGCTGGGGCGGTGGCTGCGGGTTGTTGTGCGGGCGTGGATGAAGGGTCTGCCTTGTCGGCGCCCGAAAGTTTTTTCATGTTTGCCTGTTGAGTTTCGACGGCCATGTCATACATGCGCTCAAAGGCTTTATTGAATCCTGCCTCGTCTCGGACTTGATCTAGTCCCAAAGATGCAGCTTGCGCCATAAGTGTGCGCTCGCCTTCAGTCAGCGATCCCTGCCCTCGGTTGGCTTGGGCCTCAGTCAAATTAATCATGCCCTTTAAGCTGTTAAAGTCAGCATTCCAACCAAGTGTCTCTTCGGATGAAAGTAAGGATGGCCAACGACCATCGACTGATCCGACACGCGGCCTCCATTTTTCATTTTTTTCTGCAACCTCTCCGCGTTTTCCTCCCCTCAAATTATCAAGGAGCCAGACCATATTGGATGCGCGTTGGTATGTTTTTTTCGCGTCTTCTTGGGATTCTTTTGCGGCAGTAGTAAGTGCAGTTTTCTTTGTCGCAACATCAAGCTGGGTGTTAGCAAGTCGTGCTTGAGCTTCTGGCGAAGCCTGCTCGCGGAGTCTTTTGTCGGTCTCGGTTACGAACATGGCCATCTGCTCGGGGCTCATTTGGAGGTCTGGATTGTCTTTGAGGTGCCAGAGCAGCTCTTGCTGCGGGCGAGAAAGAGAATCAAACCCCTCGGTCTGTAAACGACCGATGAGGCCGTTGAAATCGAAAGACAGGCCCTTGGATTGGCGCTGTGGCGGTGGGGCTGGCATCTCTGCAACGGGCGTTACGAAGTCTGCCATGTCCTCTGCGGTGGGATCGGGTTGCGTTGCCATAATGATTAGCGCTTAGGGACCATGCTGCGCCAATCTTGAGCTGGTGCTGGCGCAGGATTGGCCTGCGGCTGTGCGGCGGGGGCAGTGTTTGTGTTTATGGGGACTTGGTTTGCAGCAGGTTGCTGGGCGAGCGTCTGCGCGTTGACTCGGTCGCGCTGGGCGTTGTATTGGACTCCATACATCCACTGCTTAAGGTCGTGATCCATAATGGAATCGGCTGTGGAAACGATGCCTTGGCGCTTGCCGAGCGGCATGGTGTCGAATTTGTCGATAGTCTCTTGGCTGAAGAGAGGTTGGCCGTCTGTCAATTTGTAGTCCTTGAGCATGTCGAACTTGGCGTTGACACCATCGGATGCGATCCGGTTTTCAGCGGCTTTAGTAATGCCTGTGGCAATGCTGGACCCCATAGATTTTAGTCCTTCGCCGATGGATTGGCCCATGTTGGCCATGCCTTGGGCGCGAATGTTGGCGGCGTTAGCGGTGTATTCTCCGAGGATTTCGCCGGAGCGGTCGTTGACGGTGGGGGCGTAGGGCATATTAGGTGGGGAGGTTTTGGGATTTACGGGCTTCTAGGCAGAGTGGGCTGCCAGGCTGGAAGGACCGGCAGGCATTCGGACGGTGTTGGTATATTGCGCAGGCGACTCCTCGGCCCACCTCGCCACGGAGAGCGATGCAGCGTCCGCAGGGCGAGGTTTTGAGCAAAGGGTAGTCGGTGCGGAGGTATTCGGCAGGGATGCCGGTGGCGTCGGAGCGGTCGCGCTTGAGCACGGGCCAGCTCCATTTGTGGGAGCAACAGGCTCCACACCGTTGGCAGTCGTATTCCATATGGGTTTGAATCCGAGGTCGGGGAAAACGATGTCTTCGTAGGGGGCGAGGTGACTGATGTTGCTGATGCGGGCTTTGAGCTTCGGGCAATCCACATGCGGGCCTTGGTGGCGGTCCACGCAGTTGAAGCAGACGGGGTAGAAGTCGGCGTTAAGGGATTTGTCGGGGTTGTTGACCCAGCCCGCCTCGGTCTTGATGTAGCGGGTGGGGTCGGGTGTAACGCCGTGGTCTTCGAGGTAGGTGTAGATGTCTTTGTCGCTCCAATCGCGCATCGGGTAGAGGCTCACGGGGCCGCCTGGGACATTGCGTATGTCGAGGGCGAGAGGGACATGGCCTTTGATGAGGTCGGTGTCTTCGTATTTCGTGCCGATATACACGGCTTCCCATGGCCAGTTGAAGTTGCCGGTGGGGCGTTGCAAGAAATCGGTGACTCCGCAGAGGAATCTCTCGCCCGGCTTGGGGCGCTCGGTGCCGAGGCTCATCACGACAGCGGTCTCGCCCCATTGGTAGTATTTGAGCATGTCAAAACGCATGGTGCCATTTTCCACATCAGGCCCATCGGCGATGGCCATGCGGGTCGGCGGGTAGTCGTAGATCGTGAGTCCCCATTCCTTGATGAGCCGGTCGCTGTAGGCATAACGCTCGCGGAGCTTCGGCTCGCGGTATTGCACAATCGGGAGATCCAGCCCGCAGTAGTGCAGCAGCAAATGGAGCATAGCGGTGCTGTCCTTGCCTCCGCTCCAAAGCACGGCGGCGTTCGGCCAACGGGCGTGCCAGGCGTGAATTCGATTTACGGTTGCCGCGATGAGTTCCTTCATATTTAGATAATAACGGCGGCTCCAATCATGCCTCCGGCTGCCAAACCACCGGCACCGATTGATCCCATCATGGAGGATTGTCCGGCAGCTCTTGCAGCACCGGCTTGAAGTCCGGCGCCTTGCAGAGCGGCTTGGTTGTTTTGGAAGCTGTTGTAGATGCTGGCCTGCATGTTGGTGTTCGTGTTGAAGAGGTCTTGGCCGTAGCTCATGGTCTGGCCGTAGGCTTGGCCGATGAGTCCGGCGCTGGGGGAGATCGTGGCGATTGGCATGCTGCTGCCGAGGGCGCGTTGGTAGGGGTCAAGGGCGACTTGGCTTTGGGCCATGCCTTGCGCGAGGGCGGCGCTGGTCTGGCCGAGTCCCGCCTGCTGGCCGTAGAGGCCGGAGAGCATGGAGGTGCGGGCTTGGTTTTGATCGAAATTCATCCCGGCGACCGAGCCGAGGAAGGCGCGGTTGTATTGCTCTTGCTGCTGGTTGGCGGCTTGGTTCTGGGCCTGGGCCGACATGTCTTGCGAGACATTGTATTGCGCGGCGTTGAGATTCGCGGATTGGTTGGCGAGCGCGGCCTGCTGGGCGAATTGGGCGTTGTTGGTGGCGCGTTGGTCGGCACTGGCGAAGGTCGCGGCGTTGGCCTGTTGCTGGAGATTGGCGTTGGTCTGGCCGAGCTGGAGGGCGGCGGCTTGGTTGGCGAGCCCGGCGCGGAGGAAGGCGTCTTGGTTGGAAAGGCTGGCCTGCTGGCGGTTTTGCATATTCGCCAGCGCCATTTGCTGCTGGTTGCCTGCGTTGTATTGACCTGTTTGAAGGGCGGCTTGTTGATTTTGAAGGGCGGCTTGGAGCCCTCCTTGCTGTTGAAATTCGGCGGCCCGGGCGTTGGCAGATTGGTTGGCAAGCGCGGCGCGGAGGTTGGCGTCTTGATTGGCGAGGGCGGTTTGTTGCTGGCTTTGGGTATTGAGCTGGCCAATGCCAAACGCGGTCTGCTGGTTGGCGAGTTGGGCTTGGAGGTTGCGGGCGGTATTTCCCTCCATGCGGGTGGCGTAGGCTTGGTTGGCGGCTTGGCGGATGCCGGTGCCTTGGTTGAGGGTTTGCTGGGCAAAGGCAAGGCGCTCGTTTTCACGCTGCGAGGTGAAGCGGTCGCGGTTGAGGAGTTCGGCAGCCACGGCGGATTGGCCGAGGCCAAGGCCACGGGCAGCGGCGGCGGCGCGAGCGCTCTGCGTGGCGTCTCGGCTTTGCTCGGCGGAGAGAGAACCCCCGAGAGCAAGGTCGCTGGCGGCGCGGGATTCCAGTTGGCCAAGGAGTCCGCCTCCTCTGGCTTCGTTCATCAGGCTACGCTCGGCGGCGCTGGCGCGGATGTTCCCGACTCCGACTTCGCCGATTTGATCCATTTGCGCGGCCCTCATGCGTTGAGCGCGAACTTGATTGGGGTCGTAGCCTGCCGGTCCTTGCACATCGGCGACTTGTCCCATTTGCGACGCAATACCCTGAGCGGCAAGCACGCGCCGCGCTTGCACATCGGCAACTGGGCCAGCCTGCGCGGCCTCCATGCGACCGATGTCTGCGACTTGCGCCCCTCGGACTTGATCAGCTGCGACTTGACCGGCGCGGATTTGGTCGGGGCGGTAGAGGTTGCCGAGCGCCATTTGGTTGAGCCGGGCCATGGCGGGGTCTTGGCCTTGGGCGGCGTATTGGTCGCGGAGTTGGCCGAGGCCGGTATTGGCGGCGTTGACTTGGTTGATGCCGGATTGGGCTTGATCCAGATTGGCGCGGGCGGCGCGGGTGTAGTCGTTGTCGAGCTGGCGGGCGATGTCGCGGGTGGATTCCTGCGCTTGGTCTTGGAAGGCTTCGTTCGTGCGAATCGCGGCATCGGCTTGGCTGTTGGCGTTCTGGGCAGCGTATTGCGAAATGTCGCCTAATTCTTGAGCAAGGCTGCGTGGCTGAGGTGCTGGGGGCGCACTCATGCCGCCCATGCCCATGCCGCTACTGGACATGGCGCTACCCCCGCCAGACATGGCTGACCCTGTTGACCCTGTTGACATGGCGCTGTTGCCGGACATGTTTCCCCCGCCCATGTTGTTTTCGGACATGGCGGCGCTCATGGCTGGGGCGGCGCTCATCGCGCTACCGCCTCCGCCGCTGTTGCTCATGTTCATTGCCATAGGATTATTCCTTTTCTAAGAAGTGCTTGGCGTTTTCAGCGCCGTAATTGAGGGTTATTTCTTCGCCTGCGGCGATGTCGCGCAGGGCGTAGTGCCGCATGAGTTCGTTTACCTGGTCGATCTCATGGCAGGCGTTGGGGGTGTCGTGGTGGTTGTAGAGGGGAGCGAGGCCGAAGCCGAGGATGCTGTTAGAGTCGTCGAGGTAGTAGCTGTAGGTCTCGCAGGCAGGGGCTTTGGCGAGTTGCTTCTTCGGCACGCAGGCGTAGGGAGCCTCCTCGAGCACTTCGTGCTTGGCGATGGGGGCCGTGGCGAAGACGCCCCAGCGGTGCAACGGTGAGCGGCGCACGGCGAGCTTGGTCGCGTGGTAGGGCTCGGGGCGGAGCATGGTGGGGGCGGGGGCGGTCATGTTTTGATGCAATACATCATTGCGATGTTTTTTGGACGGGTTTCTGTGCCAAGATTAGTTTGTATTGCGATGGAAGCACTAGGAAATCCAGTAGATACATTGATATCTGTAACAGTCGTAGCTGACCCAGTTGATCTGCCTCCTTGAATCTCTTGAACACTTAAAACGCAAGTTCCAAAGGCCCAAGATACGGGATGACTATGAGGCTTTACATCATCGCTTTGTTTTGATCCAAAATTGCCAGATGCTGTGCCATCAATATTTGTTCCTGAGCCTCGTAGAAAATACCCACGCAAGTCTGGAAGATTGAATGTCGTGCTCCCGTCGCCAGATCCATAGGTTGTTCCGATTGCGGAAAACAATGCCGAGTAAGTGGATCGACTTACTAGATCACCATTAGCCTGTAACCATCCGCTTGGCGCGGAGTTCATAGCAAAAGGCATTACGGCCCCAGCCGGAACCAAGCGGGAGTCTGTTGTGATAACAGCCGTGCCCGTGATGGCGCTTGGCGCAATACCCGTTGCAGGCGCATAGCTTCCAGACGCTTGCTTGCCTGCGAGCAGGCTATTGACCTCTGTCTCTGTGTAGTAACGATCATCATGCGTATGCGAGATTGGCGTCCTGGCGTCGGACAGACGGGAATCGGTCGTGATAACCGCCGTGCCCGTGATGGCACTTGGCGCAATACCCGTTGCAGGCGCGTAGCTCCCGGCAGCCTGCTTGCCTGCGAGCAGGCTATTGACCTCTGTCTCTGTGTAGTAACGATCATCATGCGTATGCGAGATTGGCGTCCTGGCGTCGGACAGACGGGAATCGGTCGTGATAACTGCCGTGCCTTGCACCGCAGCGGGCAGCACCTTTCCGGCGGTGCTGATCGTGGCAAGTTTGGTATCCGCGATGGCGGCATTTGCGGCGATGTCGGCGTTGGTGATGTTGGCGACGGTGGCCGAATCGACGAGTTGGTGGATTTTCTCGGGGGTGACGAGTTCTCCGTTGGTAAATGTTTTGCCTTTGGAAAGAGTAGCCATGTTAGGAAGTGGTGCGGGTTTCGGTGGGGTCGAAGGGGGAGCGGGTGGCCTCGGCGCTGATCTGGCGGAGGGTCGGGCGGCCTGTGGTGGAGCGGTATTCCAAGTCGAGGCCGGTCGCCTTCGTGCGGAGGGGGGCTTTAAGCGTGTAGTCCTCTTGCTCGCCCGAGGTATTGGCGAGGGTGGCAATCTGGAAATCCGCGTCGTAGTCGGTGGTGATGGCGCGGAGTTCGCAGGAGGCTTCGGCGGGGAGCAGGAGGGAGGCTTTGGCGCGGGTGAGCCGCTTGGTGTTGAGGCTGCCCCAGCCGTAGCGGCGGGTTAGGAGATAGCCGGGGATGTCGGTGGAGAGGTCTTGGGTGTTTGAAAAAGGCACATCGTCGCCGTAGTCCAGCTCATCGAGCAGGAAGAGCGTGCCGCTTCGGCTGGCGCAGTAGAGGCGGCGCTGGCTGTCGTATCCGGCAATCAGGAGTTCATCGAGGCCGAAGCTGTAGCTGTCGCGGCTCTCCCACTGCGAGTTGAGAGCGTTCCAGATGAACAGCGTGTTGTTCGACTCGGCATCGGGGCCGGTCGGCACGGCGAGGTAGTAGCGGTTGTTCCACCATTTCCCTACGGCGAGGTGCGCGTAATCGGTATTGATCTCGTCGAGCTGGTCGGCGATGGGGTCCGAGAGCGGCTGGGTGTTGGCCCGGAGCTTGAGGTCGAGCTGGGTGTCGAGGCGGTAAACTCCGGCGTCGGAGAGGAAAAACACAAACTGACCGGCGGTCTGGATCGAGCGGCGGGCCACGCAGCCGATCTCGTCGGTGAGGAGCGTGAGGCGCGACACGGCGGGATCGACCGTGAACTCCTCCCCGGTCGCGTTGGCCGTGTCGGTAAGGTTGGCGAGCCAGATCGAGTTCCGCAGGAAAACCAGCGCCTGCCCCTCCACCCAAGGATGGATGGCGACGAGGTAGTCGTTTGAGCCTTGGTTGGCGCGGAAGGATTGGAAAAACGGATCGTAGAGGTCGGGGTCCAGAACATCCGAGATCGCCACGGCATCACGGCCATCGGGAATCCAGAGGCGGTTGCCAATGTAGCTGGCCCAGCCGGTGGAGCGCAGGGTCTTGAAGGTCACGCCTGCGGCGGGGACTCCCGCATCGGCCCGCACAAACTCACTCAAGGAACCGTCCCACCACAGCGGCGGCTTGACTCGGCGGATTGCGATGTCGGCGGTGATGTCGGGCGCTGTGCCAGCGGGCACCTGGATGGTGAAGGAATTGGCCGTCGCCGTGAGGATGTCGAACTCATGGCCCTGGAAAGCCGCTTGGCTGCCCTCCTCGATCCGCACCCGCATCCCGGCGACATAGCCGTGAGCGGTGATGTGGACCGTGGCCGTTGTCCCCGAGACCGCGATGCCAGAGGCGGTGGTGTATTGCCAATCCCAGCCCGGCACGCTCATATCGGCCTCGCGGAGAATGTAGAATCGGTTGAACGCCTGCACGGTCGAAACCGTGTCGCTCAATTCGATCACCTCGTCTGCCGCCGAGCCGTTGTTCGGGTAGGCGATTTCGACAATCGGCTCATCCTGCCGGTAGAGAAACGCCGAGGTCGGCCCGCAGAGAATGATGTATTCGCTCGCATCGAAATAGTTCGGCGAGGAGAAAGTTCCCGAAGCGCGAATGCCGCCCTCGTAGATCGTCTCAATGATCGCTGCCTCGTCGAGCAAGAACGGCATCACCATCGGCTGCGTGCCTGCGGCGATGCCGTCGCCCAGGCGTTTGGCCCCTTTGCGCGTCTGGGCGACGCCACGGTCGAGGCGCATATTTTCGCAATACTGGACCATGCCCGGCTGGAGTTGCAGCGGGTTGAGGCGGGAGGCCATGCCGAGGAATCCGGCGTCGCCTTCTACGATTGTTTGGTCATCGGGCATCTACCTTCTATTCTGCGGGGGCTTGTCAAGGAGGGTGCGGATGGCCGGGGTGCTCAGGCGGCGGCGGTTGTTTGAGCTGAAAAGGTCGCGGATGCCGGAGGCGGTTTTGTGCGGGTGGGCGAGGATTTTCTCGCGGACTTTTGGCAATAGGTCGGCGGGGATGCCCGGGATGGAGTCTGCTGCGGCGGGGGAGGTTTTGGTGCCAGCCGTGCGTTGGCGGTAGCCGGTTTGATAGAGCAGTTGGCGGCTGCCGGGTTGCCAATGCGGGAAGTTTTGTTTCTCGACTTGGCCGTCGCGGATGGCGGCGGCGAGGATTTTGGGGACTTCGGAGATTTCGCAATCGAGGTCGGCGGCGATTTCGTCGGGGGTGCTCCAGCCTTCGGGGAGGCTGTTCGTGCGCTTGGCGAGGGATTTCCAGCTCATAGGTAAATGGGGGAGGTCATGGTTCGTCCGCGCTTTTTATCGAGGAGGAAGTAGGTTTGCGTGGGGGGCTCGAAGGCGGCCTTGACAACGCTGAGGGCGTAGGCGTTGTAGCCGATGAGGCTGCCGTTGCAGAGCCAAGTGCGCGACTGTTGATACTGGTGCCAGTGTCCGAAGAGGTCGAGGTCGGCGCGGTTCGGCGACTTATTCCACGAGGCGATGGCTTTCTCGGTGGGGATGGTCAGACCGCCGATGCCTCCTTGGTATTTCAAACCATCCCCATGATGAAAGCGCAGGCGGCGGTCGAAGACCGTCATGAAATTGAAATAGCTGTCCGCGATTTGAAATTCGATTTGCTGGTCGTCGGCGAAGCGGCCTTCGAGGATGCGATACAGAAGCCACTCGTAGCTGTGGGCGGCTCCGGTGGCGTGGCGGGGCTTGACGGTGGTGCGGCCATGGTTGCCGTAGCTGGTCGGAATCAAGATGCGCTTGAAGTGGGGCTTCAGCGTGGCGAGGCCGTCTGCGAGCCGGTCTTGGAGCCAGAGGATGACTTGCGTGGGCGTCTTGGAATTACTCTCGGCGAGTTCTTCGTGAATCATTCCGGTCATCAAATCGCCGCCGAGCCAGAGGATGAGGTCGTCGATCTTGGCTCCGTGGCGTTCGATTTCGGTGAGGCGGGCGATGGTGCTGAAAAATTTCTCGATGCGGCGTTTGGCGATGGGGAGGCTGTATTCGTTGAGGCCATTGACGCTGGCGGATTCGACCGTTTCCTCGACATGCCAGTCCGAGGCGAGCGCCACGGCGACGGCTTCGGCTTTGTCGCTCATCGAGACGGAGAGCGGGTGCGGGCGGATGCGGGTCTTGCCGAGCGAGAGCGCGATGCCGAGTTGCTTCTCCAGCGAC